ACATCCTCAATACAACTCTCACAACCAACAAATGCAAAATTTAAACAGGCTCTTAGTATATTAGAATGAGCGCTCGGCATTGTTCGTAAATATTAGACTCTCCGGAAGTTGAGGTTTATCGCATTTTCCTGTTTCCCTCAGTTTGGCTGACAAAACGGGGTCGGTAATCGGATAAGCTACCGGTCTTATTGCTCCTTATCTCGGCGATAATACTAAATAACACTCCGTAAGCGAGTGATAACATAGTTTCTCCTTTGAAGTCTTTTCCTTTGCAGTGTTGATAAAAAAACGAATGAAAATGAAACGAATACTTTATTACTCTCTGGTTTTACTTACTGCCGGTAATGGGATGTTACAAGCGCAGAACTGGATTCATGGAAAAGTGGTCGATAAAGAAGAACGACCGGTAGACGGGGTGGCTGTCGTGTTGCAAACATTGGATTCTACTTATATAGATGCAGTCGTTACGGATAGTCTCGGGGCATTCATGTTGAACAAGGAAGCCGGTCCGAACTATCGTTTGTTGTTCCAGCATCTGCTGTACGAGCCGGTTTGTAAAAAAATCTCGACTGCTGATGCCGGTACGATAAGCCTGACTGAAAAAGATTATGAACTGGAAGGCGTTGTGGTAAAAGCCGAACGTCCGCAGGTCAAAGTGGAAAACGGCGCTTTGAGATACGACGTGCCCCAATTGATGAAAGATAAGGCGGTCAGTAATGCGTTCGAGGTGGTGAAACAGATACCCGGTGTGATCAGTACGGACGATGCTGTCCAACTGTTGGGAGCCGGTAGTCCGAGCATTGTGATCAATGGGCAGTTGACCACGATGTCGGTCGATCAGTTAGTCGGTTTGCTGAAGACAATTCCTGCTTCGCGGGTATGTAACGTAGAGATCATGTATAATGCACCAGCCAAGTATAATATCAAAGGAGCTATGATCAATGTCGTATTAGATAAGGAAACTGTCGAAAGGAATACTTTGCAAGGAGAAACCGGTGTCGATTATTTGCAGCGCCATTATGCGGAGGGGAAAGTCCATGGCAACTTGCTTTACTCCACATCCCGTTTCAATATAGATTTCTTAGCCAATGGGGCTAAGGGACGGAACTATATGGGAGAGGAGATCCAGGCCCTCCATACCCTGAAAGATCAGGTAACGGAGGTCAACCAATCGGGACGTGGCACCCGGAGCGGCATAGATGGAACGATGCGTTTAGGTATGGACTATACTTTCAAAAATGACGACAGGCTCTCTGCTGCCTACTATCTTACGGCCGGCAAATCCGATCTTGAGCGGACGGCCGTTACAACCTTCCAGGCATTGAAATCCGGACAGCCGGTGGAAGAACGCCTGAGCCGTACATACATAGAGGGAAACAGTGCGTTGCACAATGTCCGTATTCAATATGACGGTAACTCCGGACTGATGGCGGGTGCGGATTTTACGCGTTATCATTCACCCGGCTTCCAGACATTTGTCGATCAAAGCCATGAAACGACAGTGACGGATATGCAGAATAATTCCAAGCAGGATATTTCACAAGGAGCACTATTTATTAACCATAGCCACACTTTTGAAACCGGGTGGGCGCTGAATTACGGTGTCCACGGCGGTTTCACCTCTTCGAAGACTTATATCGATTATCTATATAATAAAGGTAACGGCTATGAATTGGCTCTTGATGAACTTGAAAATAACCGCCAGAAAGAGTATAGTGGAAATGCCTTCTTGGAGGTGTCCAAGGATTTCGGTTCGCATTTCTCTGCAACAGCTTCTCTGAAAGTTGAATACTTTAAATCGGATTATACCTCTAACGGGATGAAATCCACACTTTGGAATGATTGGACCTTATTCCCGAATGCGACACTCAGCTATACGGTCAATCCGATGCACATCATCCAATTGGACATAAGCAGCGACAAAACCTATCCGTCCTATTGGGATGTGACGCCGCAGGAAAGCCCGATCAACTCTTATTCCGTTATCTTAGGCAATCCTTCCCTGAAGCCTTACCGTTCTTATAGCGGGCAGTTGATTTATATCCTGAAGCAGAAATATACGATTCTGGCTTTTTGCGACTATGTGCCCGATTATTTCGCCCAGTTGCCTTATCAGAATACCTCGGAACTGAAAAACGTTTTCCGGTATGAGAACATGGACTACCAGTTGCAATTCGGTGTAGGGGTGATCGTTCCTTTCCGGGTCGGCGAGTTCTGGAACAGCCAAGTGACTTTGTCCGGTCAGCGTATGCAGGAGAAGTTGGACCATTTTCATGATCTGTCTTTCCATAATGAGAAATACACCGGGCAGTTCAAGATGGATAATACGTTTACCCTTTCCAAGTCTCGTCCGAATTTGAAGCTGGATTTGAATGGCTATTTCGTTACCGGAGCCGTGCAGGGAATCTATGATCTCGGTCATCTCTATGATGTGTCTTCTGCATTGAAATGGCAGTTTGCCGACGATCGTGCTACTCTGATTCTGAAATGTAACAACATCTTCCGTAGCAATATGCCTCATACGATGGAAATCAACCAGTCCGGCCAATACAGCCGCCTCTGGAAACTGGACGACCAACGTTGTGTAACGGTTTCTTTTGTCTGGAAGTTCGGCGGTTATAAGAAAAAGCAACATGAAGCGGTGGATGCTTCCCGATTCGGCAAATCGATGTGATCTGTTCTTTTGACATTTAGATAGGGAAAAGAGGGTTGAACATGCTTGTGTATTATTGTCGTATTCTAATTTGAGTGTCTCTCAAATAGCCTACGAATCAGGCTATGGTAATGTTCCATACTTTATCAAGCAATTTGAAAGTATAACCCGGCAAACTCCAAAGGAGTATCGTATTTCTCTTTTGCAAGGTTCGGAGAACCGGATAAAAAGTAGTACATTTGATGCCCGATAACAATTAGAACAAATGGCAGAAAGAGGAAAAAATACAGGAGGAAAAGGGAGGCAGAAACAGGTTGTAGTACCCGATATGGGACGTTTGCAACCACAAGCCCGCGAGTTGGAAGAGGCGGTGTTAGGTGCTCTGATGCTTGAAAAGGATGCTTACTCCATCGTTAGTGAAATATTGAAACCGGAGAGTTTCTATGAGAAGGCACATGAGAAAATTTATGCAGCTATCGTAGATCTGGCGATCAGCCAGCGTCCGGTGGATATGCTGACCGTCACTGAGCAACTGAAGAAGCGAGGCGAATTGGAAGAGGTAGGTGGCCCGTTCTATATTTCCCAGCTGACCAGTAAGGTGGCCAGTAGTGCCCATATCGAATATCATGCCCGTATCATCGCCCAAAAATATCTGGCGCGTGAGTTGATCTCCTTCACTGCTATGATACAGGGCAAGGCTTTTGATGAGTCGATCGATGTGGAAGACCTTATGCAGGAAGCGGAAGGAAAGCTCTTTGAGATTTCTCAGCGCAATGTGAAGAAAGATGTTACCCAGATCAATCCTGTCATCAAGGAAGCGATGGTTATGCTTGAGAAGGCTGCCAATCAAAAAGAAGGGTTGAGCGGTCTGCGCACTGGTTTCGAAGGATTGGACAAAATGACGTCCGGATGGCAGAATTCCGATCTTATCATCATTGCCGCCCGTCCTGCGATGGGTAAGACGGCTTTTGTCCTTTCGATGGCTAAGAATATGGCGGTAAACCATAACACGCCGGTGGCTCTGTTCTCTCTTGAAATGAGTAACGTCCAGCTTGTCAACCGTCTGATCGTGAACGTATGTGAGATTCCGGGCGAGAAGATCAAGAGCGGGCGTTTGGAAAACTATGAATGGGAACAGTTGGACTTTAAGATAAAAGAATTGTATGATGCACCGATTTATGTAGACGATACGCCGAGTCTTTCGGTATTCGAACTGCGTACGAAGGCTCGTCGTCTGGTGCGTGAGCATGGTATTAAGATCATCATTATCGACTACCTTCAGTTGATGAATGCAAGCGGTATGAGCTTCGGCAGCCGTGAACAGGAAGTAAGTACTATTTCACGGTCGTTGAAAGGATTGGCGAAGGAACTGAACATTCCGATCATTGCCTTGTCTCAGTTGAACCGTGGTGTCGAGGCACGTCAAGGGGCGGAAGGAAAACGCCCGCAGTTGGCCGACTTGCGTGAATCCGGTGCTATCGAACAGGATGCGGATATGGTTTGTTTTATCCACCGTCCTGAATATTATAAGATAACGGAAGACGAACGTGGTAATTCCTTGATCGGTCTGGCGGAGATTATTATCGCCAAGCATCGTAACGGTGCGGTCGGAGATGTACGTCTTCGTTTCAAGAGCGAGTTCGCCAAGTTCATGAATGTGGACGAAGATGTTCCGGTTCGCGAGTTCTCCTCTAATATGAATAGTTCAGGCCCGATGGAAACAATGCCGCCCATACCACCGGCCGGTACCGATTTCTTGGCTCCCGGCAATAATGAGGTTCCGTTTTAATAATTCTATCCTCTTTTCAAAACATAGGTGTTTAGTATAAATAATTATTTAGTTTAATGGAGTGATATGGCAATTTGTGTTTTCAGCAATTTAATGCCTTTTTATTCTCTTCATTAACCGGATTCTTTCCTTCCGGTGTGTAGAGATGGTCGATGCGAGAGGCATATGCTTTTTCTATTTTCCCGCGGACGATCTTCATCGTGCTGTTGACCATGCCGTTCTGTTCGGTGAAAGGCTCCGGCAGGATAGCAAAAGCTGCAGGCAGCCAGCGATCGGGGAAAAGGGCGGACAGGTCGCCTCCCTTGCGGAAACGGTCTATCTGGGATTGGATGATCCGGATTGCCTCTTCGCGTCCTTTATCGGATGAAAGATCAAGATACTGGTGCGTCAGATGCTTCTTCAGCCGGTCTTTGTTAGGGACGACGAGGGCAACGGTATAGGGACTCTGGTTGTTATACAGGATCAGCTGGTCGATGCAGGAAGAATGTTCGACGAGTGCCTCCTCGATCCCTTCCGGACTGTATTTTTCCCCGTCACTACCGATCAGCAGACTTTTGAAACGTCCGAGGACGTAGAGCAGACCGTCATGCCCCATATATCCCATATCCCCAGTGTAGAGCCACCCGTCGCGTACGGTTTCGGCAGTTGATACTGGGTTCTTCCAGTAGCCGGCCATCACATTCTCGCCCCGTATGACGATCTCTCCTTTTTCGCCTGCCGGGAGTTCTTTTCCGTCGGCATCGCATATTTTCAGGTCGAGCGGACGGACCAACATACCGCTGCTGCCGAAGGTATGCCGGTGCGGGCCGTTGGTGGAAATTACGGGAGTCGCTTCGCTTAGTCCGTACCCTTGGTACATAGGAAGTCCGATTGCGTAGTAGAACTTTTGCAAGTCTTTATCGAGCAGTGCGCCACCGCCGATGAAAAACTTCAATTGTCCGCCGAAGTTTTCACGGACTTTCGTGAAAAGCATGTGGTCGAACAGGCTCACGAGCGGTTTCAGCAGGAATCGGACACCACGTCCCTTGTCTTCTCTGCCGTCTCCGTTATAGATGTAAGCCACTTTGAGGGCAAAGTCGAACAAACGGGTTATATTCTTGCCCTGGGCACGGATGCCTTGTTCGATATTCTTTTTGAAATTCTTGGCCAGTGCCGGGACGCTCAGGATCAAGTAGGGCTTGAACTCTTTGATGTTGACCGGAATGTTCTTCAATGTTTCCAGCCCTGTCCGTCCGACTTGTACTGTTGCTACGGATGCTCCTTTCGACATGAAGATATAAAAACCGACCACATGCGCGAAACAATGGTCGAGTGGGAGGATTATTAATGTGCGCCATGTATCGTCGATATCGACACAAGATAGGGCTTGCTCCACATTCGCCGTATAGTTACGGTGCGTCAGGATGACACCTTTCGGGTCGGCCGTCGTGCCTGAGGTATAGGTAATCGTCGCATAGTCGTTATTCTGTAAGGATTGTCCGACAGCAAGGAAGTCTTCCAGAGAATGAGATGCCAGATATTCTTTCCCCATCCGGAATACTTCGGACCAGGATATTTCTTTTTCTTTATATTCCGGCAGTTCGTCTATCACAATTATTTTTTCGACTAAAGGCAATTTATCCATGATAGCCCGTATCTTTTTGAGCTGGTTGCCGGAAACCAGGATATATTTCACATCGGCATGCACAAGACGGAACAGCAGGTCGTTCGCTTCTTCGAGCTTGATGGAAAGCGGGACGTTGGTCGCGCCGGCATAGAACATGGCCAGTTCGCCGATGATCCAAGCATTACGGCCTTCCGAAAGGAGCGCCATATTGTCGCCCTTCTTCACTCCGAGAGCTATCAGTCCGGCACCGGCAGCGTAGACTTGTTGCTGAACTTCTTTATAAGTGGTCGGTTCGAAGGCATCCCTGGTTTTTTCCCATAGGAAGGGATTGTCGGGATATTGTTTTACCGAATTTTCGAAAAGGTCTATAATTGTCTTCTTCATATTATTTATTTTTGTATTTGTACTTTCCCGATTTCATCCAGGTAATTACAAGCCACCTCTACCGTTGGTACATTCTTGATCACGATACTGCGTTTTCCGTTCTGTTCGCGAAGCGTGCATTCGCGTGGATGCTTTTGGATGAAGCCGAGCAGCTTGTCGAAGGCCTCGCTTTCGTAGTAAGGACTTTCGGGATTAGTGACGAGAAAAATGCTCATCTGTCCTTTTTTCAGAATGACTTTTTCCATACCTAACGTCTTTGCCATACGGCGAAGGCGAACGACACGGATCAGTTCTTTCCCTTCTTTCGGCACTTTTCCGAAACGGTCTTTCAGACGCTCGGTAAAAGCAAGTATATCACGCTCTTCCTCCATCTTGTCCAGTTCACGATAGAGGGAGACACGTTCGGAGTCATTCGGGATGTAGGTCGGAGGGAACATCAGTTCCAAATCGCTTTCGATATAGGTTTCACGGACATATTCGCTACCGGTGTCGGGGCGATTTTCGGTAGCGTTGGAATACAGGTCGGCAAATTCTTCCGCTTTCAGTTCGTCAACGGCTTCTTCCAGGATTTTCTGGTACGTTTCGTAGCCCAAGTCGGCGATGAAACCACTTTGTTCGGCACCTAACATATTACCGGCACCCCGGATGTCAAGGTCCTGCATGGCGATATGGATGCCGCTTCCCAACTCTGAAAAATTCTCGATCGCCTGCAGACGACGGCGTGCTTCCTGCGTAAGGCTTGACAAGGGTGGAGAGAGGAGATAACAGAAGGCTTTCCGGTTACTTCGCCCGACACGACCGCGTAGTTGATGCAGATCGGACAATCCGAACTGTTGTGCATTATTGATGATGATCGTATTTGCATTCGGTACGTCGATGCCGCTCTCCACAATGCTCGTGGCGATCAGTACATCGTATTCGTAATTGACGAAATCCAGAATGATCTTTTCCAGCTTCTCCGGTTCCATCTGCCCGTGACCGACAGCGATACGGGCATCCGGCACTTCACGTTTGACAAGCGCTTCCATTTCATAAATATTTTGGATGCGATTGTTGATGAAAAAAACCTGTCCGTTACGGCTCATCTCGAAATTGATGGCTTCTCGGATGATGTCCGGGTTAAAACGTTCTACCTCTGTTTGAACCGGATAGCGGTTGGGTGGGGGAGTCGTGATGCTCGACAAGTCACGGGCTCCCATCAACGAGAATTGCAGGGTACGAGGAATCGGAGTGGCGGTCATGGTGAGCGTGTCGACGTTGGCTTTCAGCTGGCGTAGCTTCTCTTTGACGGATACGCCGAATTTCTGTTCCTCGTCGATAATCAGCAGACCGAGATCTTTGAATGTGACATCTTTTCCGACGATTCGATGGGTGCCGATGATAATGTTGATATTTCCTTCTTTCAAGTCTTTCAAAGTTTCCCTTATCTCTTTCGCCGTACGTGCCCGGCTGATATATTCGATTCGGCAGGGAAAATCTTTCAACCGTTCGGAAAATGTTTGATAGTGCTGGAATGCTAATACTGTAGTCGGGACCAGCACGGCAACTTGCTTGTTGTCCGAAACGGCTTTGAAAGCGGCACGAATGGCTACCTCTGTTTTCCCGAAGCCTACATCTCCGCAAATCAGTCGGTCCATCGGACGGTCGTTCTCCATATCGGCTTTGACATCGGCTGTTGCTTTCATCTGGTCAGGGGTATCTTCGTAGATAAAGCTGGCTTCCAGTTCGTGCTGCATGAAACTGTCTGGGCTGTAAGCGAAACCTTTTTCCTGTTTTCGTTTGGAGTAGAGGAGAATCAAATCGCGGGCGATATCTTTTACTTTTGACTTGGTGCGTTCTTTCATCTTCTCCCAGGCCCCTGTTCCGAGTTTACTCAGCTTGGGCGGTTCCCCACTGTCCTTGCCTTTATACTTGGATAGCTTATGGAGAGAGTGAATGCTGACGAATATAATGTCGTTGTTCTGGTAGATCAGTCTGATGGCTTCCTGCATTTTTCCGTTTACTTCCGTACGGACTAGCCCGCCGAATTGTCCGATACCATGATCGATATGTACGATATAATCGCCGGTCGTGAATTGGTTCAACTCCTTCAACGACAGAGAGAGTTTTCCACTTCTTGCTTTATCGCTTTTCAAGTTGAATTTATGAAAGCGGTCGAACAACTGGTGATCCGTGAAAAGGCAGACACGCAAGGTCTCGTCGGCAAAACCTTCATGGATGGTCTTGTTGACGGAGGTAAAAGGTATGTCGTCTCCCCGATCCTCAAAAATGGCCCTGATACGGGTTGCTTGCTTTTCTACATCGCTCAGTATATATAATGTATAGCCGTCTTCTAAATATTTATGGAAAGACTCGCTTACCAAATCGAAATTTTTATGATAGATCGGTTGTGCTTCCATTGAGAAAGTCAGGGTGGCATCGGCTACTCCCATAGGCCGCGTACCAAAATGGAGCCGGCAGAAACCGAGTGCCGCATGTCGAAAATCCTCTCCGGTAATTAATTTGGCCCGCAGTTGCTCGATGTTGGCAAACGATTCTTCGTCCCCGGTGATTGGTTCTTCATTCCAGATACTGCCGATACGTTCTTTTACCCATGCCATGTCTTTGCTAGCGAGCAGTGTCTCGGATGGCAATGAATCTAGTAAGGATGAGTTGGTCCGGTTTCCTTTTGTCATTTCGGGCACGATATAGATGCTGTCCAGTTTTTCTTTGGATAGCTGTGTTTCCACATCGAACGAACGGATCGTCTCTACTTCGTTTCCAAAGAAGTCGATACGATAGGGAAATTCATACGAGAACGAGAACACATCTAAGATACTGCCGCGCATCGCATACTGCCCTGGCTCATAAACATAATCTACCTGCTCGAAGCCGTATTCGTCCAGTACGTCAGAAACAAACATATTGTCCAACCTTTCGCTGACACTGATCTTCAGCGTGTTTTCTTTCAAGACCTCCCGTGAAATTACTTTCTCCGCCAATGCTTCCGGATAAGTGACAATGATGAAGGGAGCAGTCGGATCCTGCAGCGTGCTGAGAACTTCTGTCCGCAGGATTTCGTTGGCTGGATCCACATGTCCGTACTTGATAGCACGTCGGTAAGCGGAAGGAAAGAAATAGATTCCGTCACCTCCTGTGAGTTGCACCAGATCGTGATAAAAGTAGCCGGCATCCTCTAGGTCATTCAACACACACACATAACTTCCTCTTCTTTTTGAAAAAAGAGAAGCTATTGTCATTGCGGCCCCTGAACCGTTCAGTCCTTTCAGAAATATATTGCGGGACGTTTTGTTTTTTAACAGGGTATTTAATGCCGCCACTTGCGGATGGGCGGCATATTGTTTTAGTAAATCTTGTACCTCCAACGGATGAATTGAAAATTGATAATTATATATGCGCAAAATTACGGAAAATGTTACAATAATCTTCCTAAAACCAATGAAAATATCTACCTTCGCGCTTGGGTTGTCAATTGAAATGAGCAGGATCTTCTCATTTTCAATTCTCAATTCTCATTTTTCAATTAAACAGTGGATTATGTCAGACAGTATTGTTAACTGAAGCATATTCTTTGTAATGCTAATCTCCCATAACTGATTATTAAAAAGGTTATTGTGGCTGTTTGAGATATAATGACTTAGGACTATTTGACCAGTTTTTACCTCCTTACATTGCTGGTTTAACATGGAAGTCTTGCCAGAATAAAAGGCTCCGTTTACAAATAGTTTACAGTGATGGCTTATTTCAAAGTTTGTGTCAGGGGGAAAAGATAATACATATCCTATTTATATCAGGGTAACTCACCTTCGTCAAGTAGGATATATCAAGACAAATAAGGTATGCAAAGCTAAGTTTGTTCGGAATGGTGATATAACAGACCCTTATATCATTAAAGATGTGTATGTCCAAATAGAAACTTATTTGGATCGTTTGAATCGTGTCAATACGGAAGGATGGGGTTTGGAGAGGGTTATGAATTTTCTTAAGAATGACCGGGACTCTATTTCGTTTTCTGACTTTGGTCGAGAGTTTATCTTGAAAATGGAGAATGAAGGCCGGGGAAGAAGTGCGAAAAACTATCTGTTAGCTCTTAAGAGCATGGAGAGTTACTTTGGTAACCCAAATATATCTTTTTCCGATATAACGTCCTTTTTTCTGAAGGATTGGATTTCTTCTATGAAAAACAGCAGGCAGAAAAAGAATGCCTATCCGAATTGCGTGAAAACCATGTTTAGGGCCGGATGTGATAAATTTAATGACTACGATACCGGTGAGATGCGCATTAGGCATGATCCGTTTCGTGTGGTAAAGATACCTCCTAAGAATATTGCAGACAAGAAGGCGCTGCCGGTAGATGTTCTCAGGCGTTTTTTTGATGTTGATATTACCTCTTTGAAACCAAGTAAGCGAGGTATGCCACCAAGAGCATATATCGCCAAAGATGTATCATTGTTGGTGTTTTGCCTGGTTGGAATAAATACGGTAGATCTTTACAATTTGGGTAAAGGTTGTTATAAGGATGGAAAACTCTGCTATAATAGAATGAAGACAAAGGGGCGGAGAGCTGATGAGGCCTATATTGAGATAGAGGTTCCGGATTTAGTAAAACCTTTATTTCTTAAATATCAAGGAAGAGGGGACAGGTTGTTTAATTTCAATGAAATATATGCTTCGGATAAGACTTTTAATGATTGTGTGAATAGAGGAATAAAGGATATTGTAGGGTTGGGTGGTTTGCCTCCTGTTTCTACATATTCATTCCGGCATTCTTGGGCTACAATAGCTCAGGTTGTTTTTGAAGCTGGGTTAGATGTTGTTGGGTTATGTTTAAATCATGCGTCTCCGCTCCGGGTGACGGCTGGTTATGTAAAAACAGACTTTAGTATCATTGATCGTTTAAATATTAAGATACTGAGGTATGTCTTTGAAGAAAAAATAAAAAAAGGCGGAAATAATTTGTAGATTAAGAAAAAGCCTCTATATTTGCGGTTGAAATAGCGAGTTGGATTTTGAACGAAAGTTTGAGATCCAACTTTTTGTGTTTATATATATTGTCTTAAACTTTTTTTGTAAATATCCGATAAATAACCACTTACCTGGTGCCTTCCATAAAATTAGGCACAATGACAATATCTGTTTCAAAAAATATGTTGCTTGCGAAATTGCAGCAACTTTCTCGAATAATTCCGTCGAAATCTACGACTCCGATAGTATGCAACTACCTGTTCGAAATAAAAGATGGACGGTTGTTTATTACGACTGCCAATGACGAAGGCCGGATTACGGCTAGTTTGGAATGTATGGCAGAGGAAGATCTTTCAATCTGTGTTCCTGCCTCCATTCTTGATGGGCTGAAAACATTGCCGGAGCAGCCTCTTGATATTTCTATCAATCCGGACAATAAATCGATTCTTATTAAATATTATGGAGGTAAATTCGAGGTCGTCGGATATGATTCGAAGCCTTTCCCACAAAAGAAAAAGACAGAGATTCTTGACGAAATCCGGACTACGGCGGAAGAATTCAATAACGGTATCTCCAAAGTGATCAATTTTGCAGCTGCAGACGAACTGCGCCCTATTATGAACTCCGTATCTATTGAAACGGCTCCGGGAGAAATCATCTTTGTTTCTTCTAATGGACATGGGCTTGGTTTGTTTAAGAGAAAAAAACAATGTTGCACAGAGACCTGTTCGGTAATCATCAGCCGACAGATCGCATCTGTTTTGAAAGGGCTGATTCCGTTATCTGAAGAAGAACTAACAATTAAAGTAGGAAGCGATTGGTCGGAAATCTCTTTCGAGGATTACGAAATTTCTTTTCGTAATGTGGAAGGTCGTTATCCCAATTGGCGGGCTGTTGTTCCGAAATCCAACAATCTTGAACTGAAAACGGATACCAAATTACTATTGGGAGCCATAAAGCGCACTTCTGTATTTTCAAGTAAAGTATCATGCCTTATAAAGTTGAGTGCCCGTTATGATAAGCTTGTTGTATCGGCCCAGGACTTGGATTATTCCACTTCTGCGGAAGAAACCATTCCGGTAGAATTTGGAGAAAGGGAGTTTATTATCGGTGTGAAAGCGACTTTGATACAAGATATGATTTCTTGTATTGACGGCGATCGTTCGATACTTTCTTTCGGCACTCCCAGTACCGCTATTCTCATTGCCCCAGAGAAGCAAGCCGAGGGCGAAGAACTTACCTATTTATTAATGCCTATGACAATCCAGTAAGTTATGAAAGAGTTCAAAGATACAATACAGAAATATTTGGATCAACGAGTTGCAGAAGATCCCTTGTTTGCTCCCAAGTTTGAAAATCCTAAAAAGAATATAGATGAATGCTGTCGTTACATTTTAGGAGAAGCCCGTAAACGGGGAACTTCCGTCGTAATGAGTGATGCAGAAGTCTTTGGGATGGCCGTACATTATTATGACGAAGAGAATATCAAGATAGAAAAAGTTTCTTCCGGTTGCTCTATTTCTTCCAATCAAAAGGTAGAGTTGACGGAGGAGGACAAGAATGCGGCCCGTGAAGCGGCTATCAAACGGTTGGCCGAAGAGCAATACCGATTGCTCAAAAAGAAGCCTGCAAAGAAAAAAGCAGATGCAAATGTCCAACAAATGAGTCTGTTTTAATATGAAGCCGAGAACGAAATTGGAAAAACGGGTGACGGAGTTAAGTGGAAAGCTGCCTGCCATCACGAAGGAACAGGAAGACTGGGCCAAAGAGCATCTGTTTGACCATTTTGCCTACAAATGTAAGGATGAGCTATGGTGTTCCGAATGTGGTAAGATGTGGGTCAATACGAGTAAAGATAAATTGGGTGACAAAATCGAATGCCCTTATTGCCATCATCAATTGGACGTAAAGGTTAGCCGGAAGCAGAAGATCCGTGAAGAGGCGTATATGTCCATCCTGCAAGTGAAAGGCGGGTTCCAGGTGATCCGGCATATACTATGCTGGAAAAATGTTCGGAAGGAAACTTCTCCGGTGTATTATGATTTTACAGAAGTAGTTCAAGAGTGGATTCGTGAAGACGGAAAACGTACGATCATAGCCCGACCGATTAATATGGGAGGTAACGGATTTGCGTATAGTTCACCTCTCAGCATCAAAGGAGAATATGGAAGTAATCCATATAACTATTACGGTGATTTGTATGCGATATATGGAGAGCTTTATCCAAGGAAAGAGCTGCTGCCGGAATTGAAAAAACGGGGACTGAATCGATGGTTCCCGGATATAACCCCGTCAAAATTGATACGTGACTTGTTGAAAGGCGGAAACGATGTGGAACTGTGTCTCAAGACCGGGCAAATATCCATGTTGAAACACATGTATAAAACTGGCTTCTCCCAACTTCGCTATAAACCGTCGTTCAACATCTGCAACCGCAACCATTACATCATTAAGGACGCTTCTATGTGGGAAGATTATATGTCTTTGCTGTCTTACTTTGGTAAAGATATGCGTAACGCCCACTATGTCTGCCCTAAGAACCTGAAGACTGTACATGATAAACTACTAAAGATAAAACAGGAACGTGAAGCCAAGTTGAGACAGGAAAGGAATCGAGCACAAGCTATCAGTAAGCGCGAAAAGTTAATGAAGGATATAGCCAGCTTCTACGAGCGGATGGAAAAGTTCTTCGGATTGAGAATCGAAGAAGAGGATATAATCATCCGCCCTTTGGAAAGTGTCACCCAGTTTTATCAGGAAGGTAAGGCCATGCACCATTGTGTGTATCAGAACGGATACTACAGACGGCCGGAATGCCTGATATTGTCGGCAAAGGACACGGCTGGAAAACGATTGGAGACGATAGAGGTAAACTTGAAGACACTGGATATCGTCCAGTCCCGATCCTTCTGTAACGGCGTAAGCGAGTATCACGACCAGATAGTAAAGCTGGTGAAGAAGAATATGAACCTGATTTGTCAGAAATTGATAGCATAAAAGATTTAGTTGAATGGAATATATAGAATTTCTAAGAAATAAGATGGCTATCAGCCATCAAACAGGATTTGAAATTAATTCGGAAGAAATTACCCCGACATTATATCCTCATGTAAAAGATACCGTTCGTTGGGCGGTTGCCGGTGGATGCCGTGCTATATTCTCCAGCTTCGGTATGCAAAAGACAGTCACCCAGCTGAAATACTTCGGGTAATCTTGAACCATAAAGGAGGCAAGGGATTGATCGTTTGCCCAAAGCGTGTGGTGGTCGAGTTCCTGACACAAGCGGAACAGCACTTGCACATGAAAGTAACCTATGTCCGAACTATGGCAGATGTGATGATATGTCCTACCGACATCATGGTAACAAACTACGAACGTGTGCGTGATGGTGAGGATGGAGTGAGAATAGATCCGTCCTATTTTACTGCAACATCATTGGATGAAGCCAGCGTGTTGCGCGGATTCGGCACCAAGATCTATCAGGAGTTTCTACCGTTGTTCTCGGGTGTTCCTTACAGGTTTGTCGCTACGGCTACACCTTCGCCAAACAGATACAAGGAACTTATACATTATGCTGGTTATCTTGGTGTGATGGACACCGGACAGGCTCTTACTCGATTCTTTCAGCGAGACAGCACGAAGGCGAATAACTTGACACTTTATCCGCATAAGGAAAAAGAGTTTTGGTTGTGGGTATCTACATGGGCGTTGTTCCTAACCAAGCCTTCCGACCTCGGTTATCCGGATACTGGCTATGAGTTGCCTGAACTCCGCGTACATGAAGAGATTGTGAATGTGGACAATTCTACGGCTGGAGCTGATCGTGACGGACAGGTGAAAATGTTTCGTGAGGCTGCTCTCGGACTTGCTGACGCGGCAAAAGAACGCCGAGATAACATGCAGGAAAAGATTGCCCGTGTGGTAGAGATAATCAATCGCCCGGAAAACAAGGACGACCATTTCCTTTTATGGCATGACTTGGAAGCTGAACGGCTGGAACTATGCAAAGCGATTCCTGGTTGTAAGGCTGTCTATGGTTCACAAGACGATGAAGAAGCCGACAAGGTAATATCCGACTTCAAAGATGGCTGGCTGAAATACCTTGCAGCTAAACCGGAGATGCTTGGTGAAGGTCTGAACTTCCAGTATCATTGTCATAAAGCAATCATGTTCATTGACTACCGCTTCAACGATAAGTTCCAAGCGATAGCCCGTATATACCGCTTTATGCAGCAGCATCCCGTTGATCTCTATCTGGTCTATGCCGAAAGCGAGGGTGAAATATTTAAGAGCTTCATGCAGAAATGGGCACAACACCGGGAAATGGTCGCAAATATGACTGATATTGTCCGGCATAACGGTTTGTTCGGTTTGCAGGCCGAGGAAAAGATGATGCGCTGGATGTTCGCCAGTCGGGAAGAAAAATCCGGAAAGTTGTGGAAAGCAATCAATAACGATAATGTATTGGAATGTCAGAAGATGGAAAGTAACTCTGTAGATCTGATCGTAACCAGTATCCCGTTCTCAAATCATTACGAATACACGCCTACATACAATGACTTTGGGCACAATGAAGATAACGATAAGTTCTTTGAACAGATGGATTATCTTACACCAGAGTTAATGCGCATTTTGAAACCGGGTCGGTTGGCCTGCATCCATGTGAAAGATCGTGTTTTGTTCGGCAACGCCACGGGGGATGGTATGCCAACTATTGATCCGTTCAGCGAAATGACTGTATTTCATTACATGAAGCATGGCTTCCGATATATGGGGCGCATTACGGTCGATACTGATGTGGTGAGGGAAAACAACCAGACCTACCGTTTGGGCTATACCGAGATGTGCAAGGATGGTTCCAAGATGGGAGTCGGATGCCCTGAATATGTATTGCTATTTCGCAAGTTGCCTACCGATACCTCACGTGCTTATGCCGACCGGCCTGTTAAGAAGGACAAGAGCGAATACTCGCTGGCCCGTTGGCAGATCGATGCCCATGCAAGTTGGAAGTCTTCCGGCAATTCATTGTTGTCATACGAAGATATGAAAGGTGCTGGAATAGATAAGATTCGGCATTTGTTCCGTAACTACGAACGTGAACATATCTACAACTATGAAGAGCACGTTTCATTTGCTGAAGAGCTGGATGCATACGGGAAACTGCCAAAGACATTTATGGCCGTTGATCCGGTAAGCAAAAAGGATTGGATATGGGATGATGTGGTTCGTATGCGGACGCTTAACACCAAACAGTCGCAAAAGAAACGACAGAATCATATTTGCCCTCTTCAGTTGGACATCGTTGAAAGGCTGATTGAACGGTATTCAAACAAAGGCGAATTGGTATTTGATCCGTTTGGTGGTATTGGAACCGTCCCTTATTGTGCTGTCAAGTTAGGCCGTAGAGGTCTTTCTACGGAACTTAATTATGACTATTGGAAAGATAGCCTTACTTATTTGCGTGAGATTGAAATGGAAGTCGAGGCTCCTACTTTGTTTGATTTGATGGGAATTCCTGAAAGAATGACTGTATAATATGACCTATATAGACTACATAAACCTTTTTTGGAAGACATCACAGAACGTCAAATTTTCTTCGAACGAGGCGTACTTATACTTCTTCTTGTTAAGTGAGTGCAATATTCGGGGTTGGGAAAATCCGTTTGAATGTCCCAACAGGAGAATCATCCTATCGATCGGTATATCTGAACCTACCTTAATCGATTGCAGGAATAGATTACAGAGCAAGGGGTTATTGATATTTGAGTCAGGAAAAAGGAATGAAAAATCTCCCGTTTATTACTTAAATGATTTAAGTAAACACTTTAGTAAAACCTTTAGCAAACGCTTTAGTAAAGACTTAAGTAAAAATCTTAGCAAAGACCCAAGCATATTATATAAGACTATAGACTTAGATAATATACCCCCCACACCCCCCAAGGGGGTTGACAAAGCAAAAGAAAAAGAGCTTTTGGAAAAGGAGGAGGCTTTACGTGTTTTGGAAGAAGAGTTGAAGAAACGGGAGGCGGAACTGGGGGCACAATCGGACAATCCACCATCCAAACCGAAAAAGCGTCCTAATCCGTTGAACTCGGAAGCAAGGAAACTTTTCGAGGAACACTATCAGGCTCTTTTCTCATCCAGCTATTACTGGAGTGCGAAAGATGCGGGAAATATGTCTTCTTTGCTCAAGAAGTTGAAATTTCAACGGGAGAAGAAGAATTTACCTATTGACGACCAAGGCGTGTTGAATGCTTTGAAGTACTTATTGGATTCAATCACTGATGGATGGATATTGGAAAACTTCAGTGTGACGAATATTAATTCGAAGTTTAATGAAATTGTTTCACAGATAATGGCAAAGAAAAATGGACAAACAACAAGCAATACAACTGTTGTCACAGATAGACTCAACAACAGGCGTACTTCCTCCGGAACTGATGCCGAAAACAAGAGACGCGAGCGTGAGCATCTTGGGCACCTTGCCGATGCCATATTACAACAGTCTGCGGCCCAAAGCAGTAAATGACGTGTTTGATAGCCCAAGTTGCTCTATAGCGGTTATGAACAAAGAATTTGGAGAGACGCATCTTCGTGGATTTATGGTAAAAGTCTTGAATGATTTGATAGATTTTTTCAATGTCGGAAAATCGATCGGAGCGGTGCAAGTCGCACAAACAGTTGATCTGATTATTGATGAATACTATTTCTTTAAGCCTGATGATTTCAAGCTATGTTTTAATCGGGCGAAAAAGGGATTGTATGGAAAGGTTTATGATCGGATAGACGGGGCTGTTATCTTAGAATGGCTTGGCCGGTATGAGAAAGAAAGGGGGGCTATGGCCATGGATGATAGTATCAATAATTCCAAAAGCTGGGATATACCGGAAGGCGATAGGACTTCTAAAACATTGGAACAAGCGTACCATGAGTTTAGGAAGTATGATTTTGAACGAAAATATAAGGTGTAAATATTAATTGGAGAAAAATGAAGATTCTAATGAAAATTTAAATCGTATGAGAAATAGCTTACAACAAAAAAATGTCCACTCTTTCTCCCTTATCTGTCGAAGCGAGCGCATTACCCTTAAATATTCAGACAAAGGATACTATCAATTATAAAAGTATTACTTTTGCAAAAAGTGAAATGAATGGCAAAATATATTGATATATCAAACTGGAAAACGCAGGTCCATGTCCATACAGGAGGTACCAGAGATAAATTTATCGCTATCTCTCCTGACGATGACAAGAAGTACTATTTCAAAACATCCATAAACAAAGGATTCAAGAATTACAAATATGAGTTTTGGTCTGAAGTCATAGCCTCCGAATTGGGACGTTCATTAGGGTTCAATGTCTTGATTTATGATGTCGCTTCTTTTAAAGATAAAATAGGCTGTTTGTCTAAATCTATTATCGAAGAAGATAAGGAAGAGCACCATGACGGATACCGGTACATTGTACAAAAGTATCCTGATTTCAGTGAAAATTTCAAGAAGGCACATTCTTACCAACGAATAATAAGTGCTTTGAAAAATATACAACTGGAGAATTTGAAGAGGGATGTGATCGAGATGATCATATTTGACGCAATCATCGGAAATACGGACAGACATTCGGAGAATTGGGCACTTGTCGTAAAGAAATCAGAGTATTTCGAAGTGTTCGACAGGTTTTGCGAACACTATGAGAGGTCCAATTGGATTGTCAAATGGATGGTATTCTGTCGGTTTTTCGTCAAGTTCAAAATGACAATCCAATCGTTGAAGAAAATCATAACCCGGCAAAAGACTACCTTTTCCACTATCTATGATAGCGGTAGCAGCCTAGCCAGGGAATTGTCTGATGAAAAGGTCTGCGAGTTGTTAGCTGACGAACAAAAGATGGATCATTTCATCGAAAAGGGGAAACCTGATATTCGGTGGAATAATGAGAACCTGAATCATATAGAGTTGGTCAATACCATTGCTTTGGATGATTATGAAATAGTGCATCAGGTTTTAGAAAGGGTAAAATTACTTTACAACAAACAAATGTTACAAGATCTTGTTTTCCACATAGACAAGAATGTGCCGGAAAATTTTTCAGGTCATAAAATACCGGAAGAAAGAAAACGTTTTATAGTTAAATACATTGATTCGCGAATAAGCAAAATACTACATAGTCATGAACAGATGTTTCGATAAAATATACCTTTCGTGGAGAGTCGGGAAAGGTTCACCAAGAATCATGGTAGGTATACTGGAAGAAAAAGATTCCGGTGTGGTATTCCAATATCTGAAAGAGGGTGTGGAGAGGGCTAGGCAATATGGGTTTAGGGGTTATCCGGGGTTGGCGTTAGAACAAACGGTACACGAGAAAAACGTGTTGGACTTGTTCTCCAAACGTATCATCAACTTTGAACGGACCGACACTAAATGGCTATTGGAGTTTTGGGAGGTGGACCAATCCTTGAAGGAAGATACCCTGTATATGTTGGCCATGACACAAGGGAAAATGCAGACGGACAGCTTCGAGTTCCTGGCCTCTTTCATTCCGGACAATGGATTGTCGTTCGTCACGGATATTGCAGCAATCACACATTACGGGTTCGACCTGGATACCCTGCGCAAAGGAGATTTCCTCACCTTTAAAACAGAGCCGGACAACCCCAAAGACCCTAAGGCCGTAGAGGTCTATTTTGAAGATAAAAAAATAGGATACATCAAGAAAGGTCATAATGAGGTCTTTTTCGGCACACAGCCAGACCGTTTGACGATGCAAGTAAAAGCTATTACAAATACCCCTTCGTTTAAAGAGTTGTATGTGAAAATATCCTCATGAATGATTAGAGGCTTTTATCCCCCTCTGCCCCAAATTGTAAACAAATCCCAAAAGCCCCGGTTCCCATGAAGTGGATTCCGGGGCTTCTTTTTCCTAACACCTAATCACCCCATCCAACCAAATTTAAATTTGGTTGGGCCCAGGGAAAAACATCGTACGGGCAGAATCCAACTGTCCCCCATTTACAACAATAAACAAAAACAAACAAGACAATGAAATCAATGGATTTAAACAAACTAAAACAGGAGGCCTTCGCTATCGTTCAAGTGCATGGCTAGCACGACACAAATTACGGAAGGTGTTTTTCATAAAAAATGGGGAACATATTTCTCTTCTTATATATATTAGTTAAAAATGAGCATAAAAGAACATTCTTGTATTATCTGTAATAAAAGGACTGTATCTGTGATCAAAACAGAAGAAGGGTATATTTGTTATAATTGCTACTCTGATAAAAAGAACCCTCCAAAACAAAAACAACACCATGATAACGAAGAAGCTCGGATTCAGTCGGAGTTTTTCAGCAAGGTTCCTTTATTCTTTCCTAATTTGCCGGATCGACTTCTTTTTGCAGTCCCGAACGGTGGCAGCCGGCATAAAATAGAAGCGGCTAATATGAAGCGCCAAGGTGTTAAACGTGGAGTGGCCGATGTAATCCTTCAGATACCGAAAAAGGGATATGCTTCTCTTTGTCTAGAGTTCAAGACATCTACAGGTAAACAGTCTGCAGAGCAAAAGGAATACCAACGCCAGGTTGAAATGGCGGGTAGTAAGTATGTGATTGTTCGGAGCGTGGAACAGGCTATCCAGGTTATGCAGCAGTATCTGTTATAATTATTACATATATATTGATTTTTAGGTTCTGATTATTTGTGGAAAATTTAATAAATCGTATATTTACCCGATAACATTTAAATCTAAGCAATATGGCAAAACGAAGTAATCCTATAAAAGCATTAAAAGTAAAGATTATCAATATAGTACTGTACCCCGAAGAAGCTCAAAAGACTGAGAATTATATTGAATATTTTAAGAAGATATTTGAAGATAAGATAACAGTTAACACTTATGGTGATAGATATACAAGAGTTCAAACTTATTATACAACAGATGATGGTAATGTTATTTATGGAGCATTTGCAAATGCAGCTTTTTTGATCCAGAGGCCCCCGCTTTAGATAGTGATACAAACGAAGTGGTCCCTTCTGGTGCTGATCCTAAAAAAGGACTTGGATTAAAGACTTGGGAATATTATTTTTTCTCAGAGTACCATCGACTTGTTTTCTTAGATAAAGAAACCTCCGGTTCTCAAATACTTGATTTCTTGAATAGTGCTTTAAATCGTTTTCTGGATAAGGATGACTATCAAGTTAATACAGAAAAAGATAGAGAACTGATAGATCGAATTATTAAATCAACATCGTTGTCTAAGTTAAAGGTGGTAGTGTCCTATTCTAATAATGACAATAATAAAGGATGGAAAAAACTAATAGACGATCAGTTAAAGAGAAGTAGACCTAAAAAGGCTGTGCTTGATTTGAGTGGTTCAAAGAAAATTCCTATTGATGTAACTAGAAGTGAGATGATAACAGGTTTTGTAGAATTAAGCGCATCGAATGGATATGTAGAAGCAAGCGAAATAGATGAAAAAGGAGTTATTCATCCTATTCGGACAATAGATCATCCAATGGTAAAGGTGGTTGAGTTTATTGACAGTCCTATTTCTGCATTGAAAAAAATGATACGTTCTATTGCTGGATTTGGAGAAAAAACATCTGAATAGATGTTATATATTAAAAGAAACTGATTTATGAAGACTATTTATTATCCGGGATGGGGAGTTGTCTGGAAGATATATTCCAGAGAGAACTTAAAAAAATCTATTTGGTTACCGCTGGTTTTAACAGTAGTTTCTTTTGCTATCTGTTTCTTTTCGGGAAAAGCTTCTTTAGATTTAATAGAGTATGTTGCTTCGACAATTCTATCTGTGGGTCCAAATATGCTTGGGTTTACTTTGTCAGGCTATGCTTTAATGATGGGATTGAGCAACTCTGAGTTTGTTCGAGGATTGATTAATTTCAAGGAAGAAGGTAAAGATTATTCTTTATTTCAGTCTTTGAATACGATTTTTGCAGTTGTTTTGGGGATGATGTTTTTGACAACTATTGTAGGCGCATTTGCCTGTATTGTTGTAAAAGCAGAAATATCGCTACCTGAAGCTTGGAGCAGTTTTATAAATGCATACAATTGGGTATGTTTATTTGTTCTGATGTTTTTGATGTATTATACGATTAATGCAATAAAAGATGTTGTAATCAATATCTTTAATTTTGGTCAGTATGTGCAGGTATATGCAGAAAAACAGAAGATGATGAGATAAATGAAAAAGGCTTCGAGTAGGATCCTTTGATGTATAAGTGATTTAAACTCTTTTTGTTTTTTAATCTTTATCTATCAGAATCGCCAAAAGAAATGGCAGAATTAATGTAGAAGTAGAGGGAGGGGAGAATGACAGAATTATTCTCTCTTTTCCTATAATATATAAAAAGATATGGCTAGAGGTCGAAAAAGTTTATTTCGGGAGGAGTATATTCAACTAGCGGAGAATTATGCTTTGTTAGGAGCTACCGATGACGAATTGGCTGATTTTTTTGGTGTATCAAAGCAAACTCTTAACAAATGGAAGAAAGATTATCCAGAATTCCTTGACTCCTTAAAAAGAGGAAAGGATATTGCAGACTCTAATGTTGCTTCGAAATTGTACAACCGCGCAATCGGTTACGACTTCGAGGAAACACATACTGTCTGCAAGAATGGCTTGGTTGTAGGAGAGAAGCATATCAAGAAGCATCAGCCGGCAGATACAACAGCAGCGATATTTTGGTTGAAGAACCGGCAACCGGAGAAGTGGCGCGACCGGAAAGAGTTGCAGATTGGTAATAAGCTGGGCGATGACCTGGAGAGTATGACAGATGAAGAGTTAAGGGCTATTATCCATGGCGAAAAAGAACAATCGGGAAATATTAATACAACAGGCGAAAGCGGCAATATTACTGAGGAGACGGGAGGCGAATAATGACTTTTGGTCATATTGTCTTTACCATGATCCTAAGTTCTTTGCCAAGCGACTATTCTTGAAGAAGGTCGCTGATGCTTTTACGCGGGTGTACGAGTCATATATGGCTGGTATCATCCGCCGGCTTGCTGTGTCTATGCCTCCGCGAGCCGGGAAGTCATATATTTCGTCGTTATTCATTGCCTGGATGCTTGGCCATTTCCCGGAGGAGTCAGTAATGCGTAACTGCTGCTCCGATACGCTGTACAACAAACTGTCCTACGATACCCGTGATATTGTCCGCTCTTCCCGGTTCAAAGAAGTTTTTCCGGATGTAAAACTACGTGGTGATAAACAGAACGTGCATGGCTGGAGCTTGGAAGCTGCCCGGCAGGTGAGTTACTTCGGGGCTGGTGTAGGCGGTACGGTAATCGGTTTCGGTGCGTCTATGTTGGCCATGACCGACGACTTGTATAAGAGTTTGGAAGATGCACTATCTGACACCAATAACGAAAAGGTCTGGTCTTGGAAGCAGGGAACACATGATTCTCGTATCGAGGGAAACTGTTGTTCAATCGACATCGGTACCCGCTGGTCGGCTACGGACGTTCTTGGTCGTATGGAGGAAATGGGGAAGTATGACGAGATTATCCGTATCGCAGCCCTGGATGAGAACGACCGCTCTTTTTGTGAGGATGTACATACGACAGAGTATTACCATGAACTACGAGAGGAAACGGACGATTCCATCTGGTGTGCCGAGTATATGCAGGAACCGATCGAGGCTATTGGGTTGTTGTACCCTAAATCAGAATTAAACCGATTCAAGCTGGCAGATATAGAAGGTAAGCAACCGGATGGTGTTATCGGTGCTACCGATGTGGCAGACGAGGGAGACGACGATTTCTGTGCGCCTATTGCTAAAGTATTCGGTACGAAGTATTTCATTACCGATGTGCTGTTTACGAAAGACAATGTCGAGATTACCGAACCGAAGCTGGTTTCCTTGATCCTTGATACCCGTTGCGACAATATGCGTATCGAGAGTAACAATGGTGGTCGTTTGTTCGCCCTCAATGTCCGTAAGGCTGTAAAGGCAAAGAATGAGAAATGTATCATCCAGGCGAAACCGACAACAGCCAATAAGGATACACGTATCTTGTTGAAGTCTGGTTGGATTAAGAAGCATTGCTATTTCCTGGAAGAGGGCGAGTATAGGAAAGGTTCGGATTACGATCGGTTTATGAAAGCGCTTACCGGATATAAGAAAGAAGGTGGCAATAAGCATGATGATGCGCCGGACGGCATGACGATCCTTGCCGAGAATGTAGAGTTCATCGGGTTGTGCAAGGCTAACTCTGTACGTCGGGTAGCAAGGAGTAGATAATTCGATTTTATAAAATTTTTCCGAGGGGATAATTTTATAATTCAAAATTATCGCTACTTTTACTTCCCAATGTAGACAAAACGAAGATGATATCACATAAACAATATGAGTTTGCGCAAGCAAGAATAGAGAAACTGTTACCATTGGTGGATGATAATACACCTGCAAACGATAGAAATGCAGTTGAACTTATGATGATGTCAGATATAGTGATTGCTTACGAGAAAGAACATTATCCCATAGGTAAGTCGGCTGCGATTAAATAAAAACGTGATCATTTAAAGTGATTGCGCTTTTTCGTTTTATATTTTAGCATAAAACAATTATGCCAAGTATAAACGACATCCTTACAAATGAAGATTTTGGGCAGGTAGTTAGTACGCTATGTGTCGATACGATAGAATACCGAGAACCAAGAGAATATTACAACGAATATAATGGCGAACGTCGGAGACGTAAAACCTCTGTTGGCTGGCGTGAGCCTAAACGTTTAGAAGTCTATTCGGATACTTTGGTGGATAAAAATGGTGAACCAGTACGCCTTCCTGATAAGATCGTAGATGTGGCCCGTATCGTAACCAACTTTCCGAAGAAGGAGGTGCGTACCTCTGTCGCTTTCCTGTTTGGCGGGCAAATGACGATTACCGGAGCTGATCAGAACGATGGTTTCCAAGAGTTCAAACGTGTATGGGAACGCCGATTGAAGATGCAATCCGTTTTGAAGTCATTTGCACGCAAGGTGCTTTCTGAAAGTAAGGCCGCTCTTGTGTTCTATCCGTATATATCCAAAGGATTAGACGGCAAATTGATTACGGAGTTGAAGGTGAAAACGCTCTCTGTTCCCCGTAATGAAAATACTTTATCTGAATTTTATCCCCATTTCGACGATAATGATGATATGGATGCCTTTATCCATCGTTATCAAGTAAATTCTAATGGTATGATCCGGAACAGCTGTACAATCTGGACGGCAGATAAGATTATTACGGCTATCGATGAAATGGGCGGCTGGGTGATAAAAGAGGTTCCCAATCTATTCGGGAAGATTCCGGTTGTGTATGCCGATGTATTCCAACCTGAATGGGATGAAGTAGCGCTTCTGATGGATGCTCGTGAAATGCGTATTTCTCGCATGGTGGATACAAATGATTACTATGGTGATCCGATGTTGAAAACATTCGATGTGGCTGACTTGCCGACTAAAGACACTGTCGGAAAAGAATTGTCTTTTACTTCTAAAGTACATCCGGAAACGCAACAATTGTATCATGGCGATGCGGAATATCTTACTTGGAACGGCTCTCAGCCATCTGTGGATAAAGAGTTGGAAGAAACCAAATGCGAGCTGTTTTCCGGTACATCCACGCCGGATCTTTCCTTTGACAATTTGAAAGGTATTGGCAACCTGTCCGGTGTTGCCCGTAAATTCATGCTGATGGATGCCACTATCAAGGCGAGCGAGAACATGGAAACGTTCGGTCCGGTGGTTCAGCGTTGCGTGTCGGTCGTGTTGGCTGGGATATGCAATATTACCAACATCAAGTACCGTCCTCAATTGGTGAACAACCTGATCGATGTGGAATTTGGTTCCATTTTGCCGGAAGATTTGGCTGAAACCCTGCAAACCTTATCTATTGCCAATGGAGGCAAACCGATTAACGCTCAGCGCACGGTTACGGCTCATTCTCCGCTAACAGAAGACTTGGACGAAGAAATGAAGCTGATGAAGGAAGAGGAGGATACGGCTGCGCAACGTAATAACATGGTTGGTCTGACAATGGGATATGGAGAATGAAAGAACTATCATTTCATGAGCGACAATTCCTGCAACGTCTGTTCCGACAACAAGGCAGCATAAAGTATTCGTTTGACGAGTTTGTTCGTAGGGTAGGATCTCTTCTGGCTAAATGGTCGGATCATGGCGGCGACCGTGTATGGATAGGTAATGCTACTATTGAAAAGCAAATAGAACGTCTGTTGGATGATTTACACACGCAGCTCGTAAGCAATATATCCAATACAGTTACCGATGTATGGAATTTAGGCAATAGGAAAGCGGATGAACTGGTAACGGGCTATATTAAGGATATGGCTATCTCCACTACGCTAAGGGAAAAATTGTTTTCCCGGAATGCCGATGCACTGAATACTTTATTGAAACGTAAAGATGAATTTGGTAAAACCATATCCTCCCGTGTTTGGGATATAACGGACGGGGCTATGGATAATCTGGAATATTATCTTTCTTCGGGTTTATCTTCCGGCCGTCCAGCCGCGTTGATCAGCCAAGATATACGGCAATTGCTAAACGAACCCAACCGTCGTTTCCGCCGTGTAAGGGACGCGAATGGGAAGCTGGTTCTATCCCAGCCAATGAAAGACTATCATCCGGGGCAGGGTGTTTACCGTTCGTCTTACAAAAACGCTCTACGTTTAGCTGCAACGGAGACCAATAAGGCTTTTCGAACTGCCGATTACGAACGTTGGCAGAAAATGGACTTCGTGACTGGTTATGAGGTGGAACGTTCACCATCGAATCACGGTCCGTGTCCTGTATGTGATGCAAAGGCTGGCCAATACTCGAAGGATTTTAAGTTTACGGGCTGGCATCCGTTCTGCATCTGTATAGCTACGCCGGTCATGATGGATCATGAGGAGTTTGCGGAATGGTTGCTGGGGGATGGAAAGATTGAAAGAGATAGTATTTCAATCCAATATTCAAAAGATAGAACGAAAGAGCTGCAAAATTGGGCAAAGCAGTCTTTATTGAATGGCTCATTCTCTCATAAAGATTTTCCGGTACGAGTTAAAATGACAGGAAAGTCTATCAAAGAGTTCTTGAATCAGCCTCATAAGTTCAAGAAAGAGAAGAACGAATTGATAAAAAATATAGGAGCGATATTTGCCGGTTCGGATTACAAGGGGTATACTGAATACCATAAGGATAATCCTATGATTAAATATTCTCATGTTTTTGAAATTGAGTTGAACGGAGAGAAAAGTTGGATTATTGTTAGAGAAGATATAACCGGGAATGCCGTCCTTTATAGTATATCGGGGGTCAGTAGATTTTTCGTGGGGATAATTTTTTATCTTCGTGAAGTATTGCTT